GGACAGCCGGACGTGGTCGATATAGCCCAGGTTGTTGTGCCCGATGGCTATTACGCCGGGCACAGTTGCCAAGGACTGACTGCTCGTGACGCTGCTGGAGACTCCGTTGACGGTTAGCGTCCAGGTGGTGCCTGAGCGTCGAATGCCGACCCAGTTCCATTCATTTAGCCGCATCGTCGTCGGGGAACTTGTGAAGTCCAAGCCAGCGCCGCCGTAGCAATTGAACCGCAGGGTGCCGTCTGACATGTGGCCCAGGGTCATGATCTGCGTGGTGCCCGCGCTGTTGAGACTAAAAATATTCCGCAAGCCTGAATTTACTGTTGGATAGTAGGCTGCCTCCAGCGTGAAATCTGCCGTGCCAAGATTCAGGCGCGCGCCATTGAACGGCGAGTTGTTGGTGCTGTCCGCGTAGTAAGCCAGCGTGTTGCCGTTTGGTTTGAGCGAGCTTGAGCCAAGAAACTTGATGCCTGTTTCTTTGACTGCAGTGTTCGTCAACGAGAACGTGTAATTGCCAGTGCCGTCCTCAAAGAACCCCGCGCAAAGGTTACTTGTGGCAAAAAAAGTAGGTCCCGTGGTAAACATGTCAGGCCTTGAAGTCTTTGTTCATGACGCAGATCCACTTCGACGTTGCACCGTTGTAGTAGGCCGACATGAAGTCCACAGCGTTGGCTGATGCGGTGAGCGTTGGTTCTGTCCCGCCAGCAAATTGGTAAGCACTGGCGAACGTGATTGTGCGAGGTGTGGCCGGTTGCGTGAACACGAAGTTGCACACCATGCCGTCGGTCGCATTGGTCGGCTCGGCCAACGTGAAGTTCTGATCCGGCGTGAGTGTGAAGTTGTTGGACAGTGATGCATCGACGTTGACTGTCGCACCAGCAGTCAGAGCAACAGGTAGCACAGACTGGTTTTTCGTGAACACGTTGACGGTGTTCGAGTAGATCGACCCCGCACCGACAACCTGCCACGTAGCTGCAGTGCTGCTCGTGGCCATTAACACCTGCCCCGCGACCGGCGCCGTGGCCGAGCTCACATTCACCGTCGTTGTCGCCGATCGCAGCGCGTTCGTCGAGCCCGAGGTAAGCGCCGTGCCGTCCTGCCATGTGGCTGCCGATCCGCCGGTGGCGACGAGCACTTGTCCGGTCGTAGGCGCCGCCGCTGCGCTGACATCCACCGTTGTGGTTGCTGACTTCAAAGCCTGGGCTATGCCCGCCGTGAGTCCTGCGGCCGTGCCTGTTGCGTTGGTCAAGACCACAGCAGAGGGCGTCCCAAGGGCGGGCGTAACCAGTGTCGGCGACGCGGCCTTCACCAGGGAACCCGTACCCGTCACCGGGATCCACTCGACAACGTCGGTGCCGTCGCAGCGAAGCATTGCCGCAGCGCCGTTGGCAACAGAAACGCCGGACCCCGCCAACGTCTTCAGCGTGATGGCGAACCCGCCCGTCGTCGCGTTCTCAACGATATACAGCTTTGGCTGCGTGGGGCACACCACGTTGCGAGCGGCGGTGAGCGTGCCAGTGATTCGCAGTACGGCGTTTCGTGCCTCGTCGGCCGCGCCGTTGTTGGCCGTCAACGTGTAATTGGCATTGTTGTTGTGCGTAACCACCACACGCCCCGCAATGGCGTCGTCAACGCCGTTGGTGATCCCGGAATTGACCTCGTTGCCCCACGTGCCAAACAACTCTCCTGTAGTCGGCTTGGAGAGCCGCAGCTTGCTTGTGTACGTTGTGGTTGCCATTACCGTGCCTTCCTACGATAGTCGTCCGAGCGACCGATCATTCCAAATGCCTTGACCTGTGCAAGCGCCTCTTGATACTTGGCCTCGTACATTGCCACGACGTCCGCCTCCTCCTTGAGGAACACTGCCGCGTCGCGCAACGCGCCGTACTGCAGCGCGAACTCAAAGTTGTCGCCCAGCCAGGTTGTACTGACATCCACGATCGACGGCGGGTAGCCGAAGTAGCGCAACTGCGACACCAGTGTCGCGTCGGGGATAGGCGCCAACTGCAACGTCAGCGAGTCCTTGACCCCGTAGTACCGTGGCGTGCCTGTGGCCGCCGCAGTTGGGTATGCGGTCTGCAGGAAGTCGATGCTCTTGGGTAGCAAGAAAATCATCTCGCCGGCCACCGTCACCGCGAAACTGTCTACGGACAGGAAGTCCGGAGGCATCGTGACTGTCGCCACATTCAACGTCACGGCCGGGGCGGCAGCCAACTGCGTAGCGGTCAGATCCGCGTCTTGGTATATCCGCTTTTCCGCCGCGCGGACAAAATCAGGGATGTGCCCGGCGAACGTGGGCTCCGAATCGACAGCGAAGTCGAGGATTATCTGGTACAGCTCTGCGTATGTCATACAGGTTCATTCCCGGGTCCGACGTAGGACGGCGTGTAGGGTGGGACCGGAGCCTCTACCACATCCGGCCGCGGTTCGCGCAGCGCCTGGGGGTCGTAGATCGGGAACTTGCCCAACCAGTTTTGCGGGTGATCGGGGTCGTGGCAACTGTCGCACACCTTGTTCTTGCGCGGGTTGCCGGCTACTGTCTCGCCGCGCAACTCGTTCAGCAGAAACCGCTGACCGCAGCGGTCGCATATGCCCCACGCGCGTGGCCCCCGCGCAAACATCAGATCCGCCCCACATATGGCACGATCCGCATCGGTGTCTTCTCGCGATCTTCGTCAGCCGCCCGCTGCCAGTCCTCGTCGTAGACCTCCTTGAGCACAGGTATGCGCGGCGCGGCGCCGGGGATCTTGAACGCGAGGTAGTAGGCCAGGCCCGAGGCCAGCGGAGGGAGGAACCGAAAGGGGATGTCGTTGGTCACGTCGGCGTTGGTCCCCGCGTCTTGAATCCGGCGCATGCGCCAGTACACCAGCGCGTACGTTGCCGAGCTGTCCGGCACCGGCCAGAGGGTGACGGTGGGCGCCGCGCCGGCGCGGGTGACAACCATCTGGATCGGCTTGCCGGTGCTGAGCTTGTTGGGGATGGTGCTGTAGACCGAGTTGCTGATCCGGGACATCACCTGGTCGCTCTGGGTGGCCACCACCCCGGCGTTGGTTCGTACCACGGTGTCCAGGAGATCAACCGTGTCGGCTGGCAGGGTGTACGTCGCGGTGCCCGCCACAAGCGCAATGGTGCCCGAGTCGAGCGTCCAGAGGTTGATCCCCCGGTTGGCCCAGTCAGCAAACAACAGGTTGAGCGAGCGCCGGGCGGTGCGAAAGTCGTACCCGGTGGTCAGCTCGGCGCCACACCGCTCGAAGGACTCCTCGATCAGGTCGCCGAGATCCAGCGTGAAGGTAGCGGTGCCCGAAGTCGCCATGCGTCAACCCAACTTGAATGGTTTTGCCCGTTGCGTCTGCGGGCGGTTGACTGCGCTTTTCGATGCCCAGTTGGTCTTCGGCTTGTTCAGCCCCTGTTTCCAGGCGGAAGACTTCTTTGGTGACTTCGGCGGAGCCGGTGGTGAGGACGGTTTCGCTGTGGCCATGGGATCTCCAAAGTTGGCGTAGTGTACGGTATGCCGCAGACAGCGTCAAACCCAGGCGGAACCGTTCCACACCTCGATCGTGTTTGTGTCTTTGTTCAGCCCGTAGATTCCATTTAGCGGCGCCACAGGGCGCGCCGCCGTAGTCCAGAAAGGCATGCGCGGGCCGCCAAGGCGCATGGATATCCCGCTGCCAATGTCGAGATACAGTTCTGCATTGGCGACGTATGCCGCAGGCGGGGCGTTCGTGATCGTGGCCGTGAAACCGTCCGCCGTCGCGACGCCTGGCGTAGCCAAAACAACCTGCGCATAGGTGATGGCTGCAGCAAACCCGTCTGCGACTGCCGTACCAAGGGTGGCGGTTACGATCGTGTTTGCGTTGACGCCCGCCGTAAAGCCGGCCGCCACAGCTGTACCAAGGGTCGCGGAAACGGTCGTGTTTGCGTTGACGCCCGCCGTAAAGCCGGCCGCCACAGCCGTACCAAGGGTCGCGGAAACGGTCGTGTTTGCGTTGACGCCCGCCGTAAAGCCAGCTGCCGCAGCCGTACCAAGGGTGGCGGTTACGATCGTGTTTGCGTTGACGCCCGCCGTAAAGCCGTCTGCGACTGCAGTGCCAAGGGTCGCAGAGATAACTGTGCCGGCACCGTTCGTCACCGTGGCGGCGAAGCCAGCTGCCGCAGCCGTACCAAGGGTCGCGGAAACGGTCGTGTTTGCGTTGACGCCCGCCGTAAAGCCGGCCGCCACAGCCGTACCAAGGGTCGCGGAAACGGTCGTGTTTGCGTTGACGCCCGCCGTAAAGCCGGCCGCCACAGCCGTACCAAGGGTCGCGGAAACGGTCGTGTTTGCGTTGACGCCCGCCGTAAAGCCAGCTGCCGCAGCCGTACCAAGGGTGGCGGTTACGATCGTGTTTGCGTTGACGCCCGCCGTAAAGCCGGCCGCCACAGCCGTACCAAGGGTCGCGGAAACGGTCGTACCAGCCGCATCCGTCATGACATCACCGACAACAACATTGCTGTATGTATCTGCAACGCTGTCCCAGACCACCCACGCCAGGGTGTACGCTGTGCTGGCCGACAGCCCGGTAATCGATGTGACCTCATCGATTGTCCGCGTGCCCGTGCTGCTGTTGGTGACAGGCTCGCTGCCGCTGTAGCTCGCTGGCGATGAATTGGAGAGGTTGCCAGCCTTGATCTGTGCGCCGGTTGGCACACCCGGCCAACTCGCGGCGGCGTGCGCGATCCAGTATGCCTGGTATTGCGCGGAGGACTGCAGGTTGAGCTGCAGTAGCGTGAGCAGCATGGCTTACAGCGTTTCTAGCGCGGCAAGGGTGTTCTGCGTTTCCGCGATTTCCGCGTCGATGATGGACACCCGGTCCAAGTCGCCCAGGTCGGCGGCACTGGTGCGAAGCTGGCTCAAATTGACCAGCCGGCGTTTGAGCATCTCGATGATTTGAGCGATAGTCATGTCACACCACCTGTGCGCGTAACAACACCGTGCTGGTGTTGAGCACCATGTACACGTAATCGATCTCTGTCGCGCCGTCGGTGTACACGACATCAAACGCCGTATCCCCAGCGATGGCCGCGCCCTGCGTGTACGTCATGGTTGACCAGCCATCCTGCTCATTGGTCACCACGTTGTAGCGGAACCATCGGCCGCTGGCGTCCTTTTGCGTGTAGATGTAGTCCTTGCGGTAGACGTACTTGCTCCCCGCTCCGAAAACCTCTGTTGCCGGTGCGTAGGTAAGTGCGCTCGCCCACGTATTGGCCGCGATGTCGTACCGATCAAGCACGGCACCAGCGGTTCCGCGAAACGAGTAGATGTAGCGACCGTTCAAGATGGCGCTTTCGTTCGCCCACGCGGCGTCCGTCGCCTCATGAACCCAGTGCGCAGACATTCCAACGCCGGGGGCGGCGGCACGGGCGGC